CTACTATGAATATAACCTACACCAGCAACAGAAGTATAACGGCCAGATTCTATACCGCCCTTCTTCTTGCCAATATCTTTCATGGCTTTATCTACTGCATCTGAATATCCACCAGTTAGTCCACCAAATAGTGTTTCACCAATAGACGAGAAATTGCCGGTCTTTATATCGTTAATAAACTTTGCGATATTAGCCTTAATTTGGCTTAGACCGGATTTCATCTTGTCCCAGATACCTACAGGATACGCTTCACCAAGAATTCCGCCAGCAGCTTCCATATTGCCTACTTGTCTCTCGCCCTCGTTTGTACTACCTTCCACTGTATCATCGGGCAGAGCTTTACCTGGTTCATTCTCACAATATGACTTCGTGGGATCTCTTACACCTTTATCAAATGCATCACCAAGTTTCCAACCAGCATTATATGCCTGATCGTACAAACTTTCAGAAAACGTTAGCATTGTATTAACAGTATCTTTTATAACGTCTGCGGCAGCTTCACCGCATGCATTTTTAAATCCTTCAAACAAGTAATCACTAAGAACTTCTCCAGCCTGAGGCATAAGGTCAGCTCCAACTTTTACAAGATTTGAATAGATTTCATAGATCGATGTTTGTGCTAAAGCCTCAAAATCTCTTCTCGCATTGTGGATATACTCAGTAAGTTTTCCAAACGCACCAACAACAATATCAATGATTTTAACGAAGCTTTCCAATCCAGTAAGAGCCAAAGAGAATGCTCCAGTTAATACGGCAAGTGATAGTGATAGTGCAGTTATACCAGCACTAAGAACGCCAAGAGAATAACCAAGACCATTAGCAATTACACTAAACGCTGCAAACGTTAAGAACCTTTCAGCAACAAACTGAGCTGCCTGGCCGAGTCGTATCATGTTTGCCATAAGACCTTCTAAGTTGATACTCTGTATCTTTATAAGGCCATTACCAAACGTATCGCATGCCATTCCAAATAAGCCAAATGCTGGAATAGCCCAATATAATGCCGTAGCAAATGCACCAAGAATAAGTGTAGTGCTTCCCAATGAGAATAGACTAACAGCTAAAGCACCTATTTGTAACGACATACTTGTTAGATCTAAATCGGTCATTTTATGTAGTGAATCAGATATCAATCCAAGTCCTACACCGATAAGATTTGCAGCTATTCCGAACCCAATTGATGCGGCCGAAACAACTACCATAATTCCTGCTAATAGACCTAATATAACTATTCCTGCAGAAATTACCGCTGCGCCTGGACCAGCAAACACCGCACCAAGTGCGAACATTATAAGTGCTAATCCTCCAACGGCTATCTGCATGGTCATAACTTGCTGTAGGAATTTAGCTGGGTCAATGCTTTCAAGCATCATCGCGCATCCAGACAACGCTATTATCACACCCGTAATTGCTCCAACTGCAACAACACCAGCAAGATTTACAGAGGCAAGACCCGTCATTATCTGACCCATAAGGTATACTGTTCCAAGCATGATGCCCATTAAGCCTAATACATTTAATGTATCTGCGTTCTTATCAATTATTGCAAAGCATATACCGAGTGCGGTAAATACTCCTATCATGCCAAATATAGCAACTGTAGCAGCAGGAGTCATTTCAGACATTTTGGCAACCTGGCTAATAACTAGTGCAAGCATGATCATTATTGCAACTAATTGACTTACTGCCATCCACATTCCAGTCGGGTCGAGTGATGTAAGCAATCCGAGAACAGCAAGAGAAGCTACCATTGTACCGAGTAAAATTGAAAGACCAGTAAATGTCTTAATTCCAATCTGAATATTTCCAGATGTTTTAGCAATTTCACCAAGGAAATATATAAATCCTAAAAGTACAACGAGTGTAACAGAAACTTTGCTGATACCATCGATAAACATATCAGAGTTACCGGCAAGAAGCCTTACGGATATTGCCATAGATAATAAAGCAACCCCTATACCAGCGAATCCAGCCGCTAATGTAAGAGCGGATGTCTGTGTGCCCAATACATGAGTAGCCATTCTGACTATCGCTTCAGTTACGCCTATAACAGCAATCTCTATTGCAGCTACCGTAACAGCACCTTTTAATATCTCTGGAATAGAAAGCGCACTTAGAGCTATAAGCGAATCGCTAACTAACTTTATTGCAATTGCCATGCTCGTTATCATTGCAGCGATTCCTACGTATTTAAGCCCCTTTTCAAGGAAAACAAATATACTCTTAATTTGGCCAGTTATTCCTTTTATTCTCTGAAGACCAAAATTCAGTAACGCTTTTATTACTTCAAGTGTCTTTATTACAAGAGCAAATCCTAATAGACTTGCTACACATTCGGTAATATGTGTCATTAAATCTTCTACTTGTAAAAGAACTCTTCTGTCAAATCCGCCGAGTATAGTTAACTCGTCCATAAGAAGACATAAAGCGGCAACTATTCCAATAACAGCGAATCCTCCAACGGGCGAAATAGTAAGTCCAGAAACTAGACTAATCATTGCTAGTCCACCAATTATTTTTAGAAGTATCGGAATAGCCTCATTCACTTTTTCAAGATCAAGCTGTGCTAATTTTGCAAGTGACTTTGTCATTATAAACAAAGCAGAAGCAAACGCGATCATTGACCATGTACCTGATATAGCATTTTTCTGGAAATGACCTAATGCTATCAATGATACAGTCATCATCGCCATTATCCCGAGCAGTCCTTTTAAAGAATTCTTTAGAGCGTCCCAGTCGTTTCCAACCGATGTAAGAACTTTTGCGGCTACGGATAGTACTAATATTGCACTAGCAAACGCTAATATCGAACCTGTAGCAGTAGATAAATTTGTCAAGTTTGTAACGTTAACACCAGACAATGATTTACAAATTATTGTCAAATATGTAACTAACGCGGCAACAATACCTGTTGCTATTAATAATTTCTTTGTATCAAGTTGAGTCAATAATGCAAGAGCACCTGCAAATATAACTATTGTTCCTGCAAAAGCAAGAAGAGTTTTAATACGCAGATTAAGATTCAACTGCTCAAAGAAAAGTTTTAATGATTTTGTAACACCTCCTATTGATTTAACTGTCTTGCCAATTTCTCTAAATGCTCTACCGATATTTACACCAGCAGATATAATTGATGCTCCAAAGCCTATCGCAAATATCTTACCAGCTTGGCTAAGAGTATCTAATTGTTTTGTCGAAGTAGTCGCAACATTATTTATTGCATCCTCGGTTCTGGTTAGGGTGTGAGTAACACCGGTCATACTGTTAACAAGTTGATTGCTACCATCGTTGAGTGATTCCATAGAAGCATATAACTTTTCACTTTTTACGGTTACAGTTTCTATTTTTTCTACGGGGTCGCCCTTCTTAAACAAACCGAAGAAAGCGCCAACAGCTCCAAAAGCATTCTGAGCACCCCAATATATATTATTGAGTACTCCGTTCAATTTCTCCAACCCGGTAGTAATATAACCACCTTGAGCAAATTTTTCGGATGCATCTACTAACGCTATAAACCCATCGGCAATTTCCAGCAAAATTGGAGCTGCTAACTGCCCTAGATTTAGTATCGATATTTTAAGTGCGTCAACAACTTTTTGTACGATGGGGAGCTTCATAGCTTCGCTAACAAAGAGACCTATTCCGGTAACTATGTTAGAGAATACATAAATAACTCCACCTATTACGGTTCCTATAACAGAAATAACTTTATAGAATCCTGTTGTCTGGTCTGTTAATTTACTTACTGCTGTTGTAAGCAAACCAAGACCAATTTTTAGAATATTATTGTTCTTTATCCACTTATCGAATTGGGTAAGCATATAACCGATGAAACCAGTTAGTTTAAGAACTTTTTCACCAACACTATCAGTAGCGTCATATACTCCACTCAATCCTGGTAACAAAATATCAACAAGCTGCTTTACAACTGTTAATATAATGTCAAACGCAGCGAATAATCCCTGTAATGTAAACTGCAAATAAGCAGCCTTTTGATCACTAATTGTCAGTAAATCAATCAGTTTTCCAAGTGATTTCTGGAAGTTTGTCATACTAACAAGAGCACTATTAGGGAATACATTCTTGAAAGCCTTATGAACAACACCCATTACAGTTACGAGATTGTCAAATATCTTTTCAAGATTTTCAACAACTGTTCCTATAAGTTGTATAGCACGTCTTGACTTAACAATGATTGCTGCTGAAGAACTGAACATCTCTATGAATTCAACTATTCTCTTTATAAGAGAATTAGAGAGTAATTTATTCAATTCATTAACTGTTTCTATGAGACTTACAAATATCTTTCTAAGTCCCTCGATAGCGGGAGATGCTATCTTCGCACCAATTCTTGATAAAGCTGCTTTTACATTAGACATTGCACCAGTAAAGGTTTCATTAGCTTTCTTAGCCTGTTCTGCAAATGCATCATACATTGCATTAGAGAATGCTTCGAAACTAATTTCGCCCTTCTTTTGCAGGTCCTGTACTTCCGCAACTGTTACTTTCAAATACTTAGCAAGTTCTTCCTGAGCCGCAATGCCTCTTGTAGAAAGTTCCTGAATGGTATCGCCCATTACTTTTCCACGAGCGGCAACTTTATTGAATATTCTTGCTATTTCATCATATGATGAGCCAGACATAGCAGCAACACCAGAAATACCAGTAAGCGCTATTCTTAATTTTTCAAGGTCTCTAACACCAGATGCTACAAACTGACCAGCAGCTTTAGCAGCAGAGTCCAGACCATATGCAGTTCCTGAAACGGCGTCATTAACAGGTCCGTTCATTATGTCTGCAACTTTTCCAGCATCTTTTAAAATACCGTTAAGCATGAAGTTTGCATGCTCAAGATTTAATGCTCTTCTTATACCTCCGGTTTTAGCAAGGTTAACAACTTGAGAACCTAGTTTTCCAATAAGATTAATAGTTCCGTTAACAGTTCTATTTATTAAAGCTGCTCCAGCTATCCCAGCAGCACTAAACCTTTTTTCTATAACCTCAGCAGCAGTTGTCAACTTTGATAAATCGATACTGTTTGCAGCTTTTTCCATCTGTTCAAAGCCTTTTGCTGCATCTTCTAGCTCAAGAGCTTTATTTAAAGCGTCAAGAGTTTTTATTGACTGCCTAACGTTCTTCTCGAAGTTGGCATTGTCAAATTGCATTTCGACAATCTTATTGTCTATAGAATTTGGCATTATTTAGTTACCTCCTTCCATAACGTATCTGCTATTTTATCGAATATTGGTTGTATTGCTGGGTTAATGAAATCTCTACCTTGCACATATCCACCATTTCCAGTTCCATGACCGTATTGAATCAGCACAACTATCGGTATGCCATCAACTGTTTCATTATCGTTTATCCATTCAATTGTTAACGACGTTGAGTTACTTGTTATCCTATATCGCCAAGATGCTGCAGTTTTTCCGGTATCAACAGGAGTGGCCATGGATAATGCATTAACTCCTTCTCTTCCGTACTTGTCCAGAGTTCCAAGTTTGAATAAGTTTTTGCATCGTTCAAAAAATTTTTCTGTTTTAGAAAAGTTTCCTTTCTGGACAAATTTAATTGGCATGGATTTACCCCCTGGTATGATACTTAGCTTGTCTTGCTTTATTTAAAGCTCGTCTTTGTTCGGCGGTCATCTTACTTCCGCCTTTGGGATCATTCTTTACAGATATAACCTTTATAAGTGTAAGTAATCTATTAAAGTGCCATTTCTGAAATTCAACTGGAATGTTCATGCTTATCATCCAGTAGTAAACAATTTCTGCTGTAACGATTTCTCCATTCATTTTTCCGTTTTTATGTGTTGGCATTTTGTCGCCTGTTTTCTTATCGGAGAACCATGTAGCAGAATGATCATCCTGAATATAATCACTAATCTGTTCTATATTAGCTACAGATAAATACTCGTATACTTTTTCAGGAATATTTGGATTTATTGTCATACATTTGGCATAATTCCTTATCATATCCAAATCCTTATCTGTAGACAGAAATGGCTTATGATAGATTTCTTCCCACTTAGAAACAGAGAGAAGAGAATGCTCCAATGTAAGGGTGTACGGCTTTAGTGCCGGAATGAATGTATTTGTTTCTTCGTCAAACTTTTCTTCACCAGTTACAGTTATTTTTAGCATTCTCTATCCCTCTTTACTTCCATTTTGATTTATTTCTGCTGAGGAATCTGAGCTATATTGTTCTGCTCAGATTCGATCTTCTTTGCTTCTTCCATAAGGCTCTTAGGCATGATGCCGTTGATAAATTCTGCTGCAGCCTTATCATCAGTTGCCAGCTTCATGAAAAGCTCTGAGTAAGCTTCTGTCTGAGTAAACTCATCAGTAATAGCCTGGCTCTTCTCAAATCTGTTACCG